CTCGTCTCGTTCATCGGCGGGAGGGCGGCCGGGCTCCTCGGCCCCGGTCTCAAATGGGGCGCGCTGGCGCTCGCGGTGCTCCTCTTCGTCGCCGGTCTCCGCCGCGCCGGGGAAAAGGCGGGGCGGATGGCGGAGCGGCTGGAAGCGAAGGAGCGGGCCAATGAGATCAACAGGCGGATGCTTGCGGCGGGGGCTGCCGGCCCTCGCAGTCGCGATCAGCTTACTGAGCGGCTGCGCGACGGCTCCTTCTGAGCCGGTGATCGGGGCGATCTGCCCCCCGGTCGTCGCCTACGACGCCGCGTTCCTGGCGCGGGCGGCGGAGGAGATGGCCTGCCTGCCCGAGGGCGGAGCGGCGGAGATACTCCTGCGGGACTACGCGACGACGCGGGCGCAGCTGCGGGCGGGAGCCGGCGGGTGAACCCGGGCGATCTCAATCCGTGGCTGCAGCTGATCAACGGCGCGCTCGCCGTCGGGGCGATGGTCTATGCGTGGATCGTCTCCCGCCGGAAGGATGTGGAGGCGGACTTCGCCAAGCGGGACGCGCGGATCGACGCGCTGGAGGCGCTGGTGCGCGAGGCCGCCGCGAAGGCCCACGCCGCGCCGCCGCGGGAGGAGCTGCACTCGATGGCGCTGCTCGTCTCCGAGATGCGCGGCGACATCCGGACGATGGTCGCCGAGCTGCGCGGGTCTAAGGACCTGATGACCCGGCTGGAGAACGTGGTCGCGCGCCACGAAGAGCACCTTCTGAAGGACCGCAAATGAGCTATCAGGACACGCTCTCGAAGCATCGGAGGCTCGCGATCCTCCGGCATCTCGCGCATTCGGCGGCCTACACCTCGAACGCCTCGATCCTCGTCGACGTCTGCAACGGGGTCGGAGTCACGTCGAGCCGGGCGCAGATCGAGGCGGATCTCGGATGGCTGGAGGAGGTGTCGCTCGTCACGCTGGCGCGGGCGGGCGACTTCATCGTCGTCTCCGCGACCGAGCGGGGCGTCGAGGTCGCCGAGGGGCGCGCCTTCAACGACGGCGTGCAGCGCCCCCGGCCCGGAGCGCGCTGAGATGCCGCCGCCCCGGAAGGTGGACCTCCTGCCGCCGGACCTCCGCGCCTGGCTGAAGGCGGCGTTCGAGGCGCGGGGCTTCGCCGGCTACGAGGAGATCGCCGACGCGCTCAACAAGCGGCTGAAAGCCGAGGGCTCCTCGCTCCGCATCGCGAAGACGGCGGTCGCGGCCTTCGGCAAGGAGCACCGCGAGTTCGTGAGGCTCCAGGAGGAGAGTCAGGCCTGGACGAAGGACTGGCTCACGAAGGAGGGGCTCGAAGGCGAGGCGGAGACGCACAAGGTGCTCTTCCAGATGATCTCCGCCCTCGTCTTCAAGACATTGCAGGCGATGATGACCGAGGAGGGCGCGCCCGAGCCGAAGGCGCTGGCGCAGCTGGGGCAGCTCCTCCGCACGCTGATCCATTCCTCCGGCATCCGCGAGCGCGTCGTCGCCGAGGCGGCGGAGCGGGCGAAGGCGGAGGAGCGGGAGCGGGTGGCGGCGGCGGCCGAGACCGCCGCGGTGCGCGCCGGGCTGACGAAGGACCGGGCGGCGGAGCTCAGGCGCGAGCTGCTCGGTATCGCGGCGTGACCACGTTCCGCGCCTTCGCGGAGATCCCGCCGCTGGCTTATGACCTGATCATGGCGGACCCGCCGTGGAGCTTCGACAACTGGTCGGGCAAGGGCGAGGCGAAGAACGCGAAGGCGCATTACGGCTGCATGAGCCTCGCGGAGATCGCCGCGCTCCCCGTCTCGCAGATCGCCGCGCGCGACTGCCTGCTCTGGCTCTGGGCGACGAACCCGATGCTCCCCGTCGCGTTGGCGCTGATGAAGGCATGGGGGTTCCGGTTCGTCACCGCGGGGCACTGGGCGAAGCGCAGCCCCGGCGGGAAGCTGGCGTTCGGCACGGGCTACGTCCTCCGCTGCGCCGGCGAGCCGTTCCTGATCGGGTCCATCGGCAAGCCGAAGACGACGCGCGGCGTCCGCTCCGTGATCGAGGGGCCGCGCCGCGAGCATTCGCGCAAGCCCGACGAGGCCTTCACCGCTGCGGAGCGACTGATGCCCGGCGCGCGGCGGATCGAGCTCTTCGGGCGGGAGAGCCGGGAGGGCTGGGACGTCTTCGGCGACCAGCCGGACAAGTTCGACAGGAAAGGAGAGGCGGCATGAGATGGGTTCGGCTTGGGGTGTTCGGGGCGATCCTCGCCCTGATGATCCTGATGATCCTCGCGGCGGGGCAGAGCCACGCGCAGCAGGGCGCGCTCTGCGGGCCGCGCGACCGGATCGTGGCCCAGCTCGCGGACCGGCACGGCGAGACCCGCCGCGCCGTCGGGCTCCAGCAGAACATGCAGGTGATGGAGACCTACGCCAACAGCGAGACCGGGAGCTGGACGATCATCGTCTCGATGCCGACCGGAGTCGCCTGCCTCGTCGCGGCGGGCGAGGCGTTCCATGCGGAGGCGGGCGAGGCCCCGGACGAGGGCGACGCGCTGTGAGCAGCCCCGGGCCGTCGACCCTAGAGCAGGCCTTCCTTCCGGGCGGTCCTTTCGGACATCTGCCGAATAATGCATCGGCACTCGACCTTGTCGCATTCCCGCAGCGGGAGAGGCGGGGCGTCCGCAGCGGGCAGCCGCATTCCCTCCAGCGCGCGCGCCGCGGCGCAGGACTCGCCGACGATGGTCAAGACGGCGATGGGCATCAGGCGCGCATTGCGCTCCCGTCGTCTCCTTCTGACCGCCTCGTTGAGGGCGCGCATGGCGACGGAGATCACGTCGGCGTCATCATGCGTCCGCATCGGCGAGGGGTCGCCGTCGACGAGGGCGCGGAGCGCAGGTCGTGGGCCGCTCGGATCGAAGCCGTCCCGCCCGCATCGCAGCGCAGCCCATGTGATCGCCGCATCAAGGTCAGCGTCGGTCGCCTCCCCGGCCTCGCCAAGGTGTCCAAAGATATCTGGCGGCGGCGTGAATCGGTCCATGTCTTTCCTGTTCCGGCTCCCGCGGTTCATCTCGTCGCAGGGGTCCAATAGAATGACCGACGTCGCCGCACTGGTCGAGACGCTCGTCTCCGAGATGGAGTCGGTGACCGCCGACCTGCCCGACGCCGACGAGACGGCGCGGTTCATCCTCGCGCTCGCCTATTGCGTCTTCGCGCACCGGACCGGGCTCGACGATGTCGAGGCGGCCGAGGAGGTCGAGCATTACATGGGCGAGACCGACCAGGCGCCGCCCGCCGGCGCGCTGCTCGCGACGGCGCACTGATGGAACCGGGGATGGCTGAGGGGCGCGACCCCATCGACTCGGCGCTCGAAGCCGGGCTACTGACCGGCGGCGAGGACCTGCCGCGCGATCTCGACCCGCTCGCCGAGGGCGTGCTGATGGCGCATCAGCGCGCCTGGCTGGAGGATCGCTCCCCGCTCAAGATCGCGGAGAAGTGCCGCCGCTCCGGCTTCACCTTCGCGGAGGCGCTGGACGACACGCTGACCGCCGCGACGGCCCGCGCCGATGGCGGCGACAACGTGTTCTACATCGGCGACACGAAGGACAAGGGCCGGGAGTTCATCGGCTATTGCGCGCATTTCGCGCGGGTGGTCGCGAAGGAGCTGGCGCGCGTCGAGGAGTTCCTCTTCGAAGACCGGCGCAGCGACGGGACGACGGCGGAGATCTCCGCCTTCCGGATGACCTTCGCCTCCGGCTGCCGGATCGTCGCGCTCTCTTCCCGGCCCGAGAACATCCGCGGCCTGCAGGGGATCGTCGTGATCGACGAGGCGGCGTTCCACAAGGATGTCGGGGAGGTGATCGACGCGGCGATGGCGCTGCTGATCTGGGGCGGACGGGTGCGGATCATCTCCACCCATAACGGCCGGCTCAACCCGTTCAACGAGCTGGTGACGCGGACGCGGGCGGGCAAGACGAAGTTCAGCCTTCACCGGATCGACTTCGAGGGCGTCCTCGCCAACGGGCTCTACGAGCGGGTGAAGCTCATGCGGCCCGACATCATGCCGCGCGAGGAATGGCTGGAGACGATCCGCGGCGGCTACACCGACGAAGGCCGGATGCGGGAGGAGCTGGACGCGGTCCCGCGGGACGCCGTGGGCGCGGCGCTTTCCCGCGTGGAGGTCGAGGCCTGCGCCGATCCGCGCGCGCCGGTCCTGCGGATCGCGCGGCCGGAATCCTTCAAGCTCGCGCCCGAAGGCGCGCGCCGGCGGGAGATCGGGGACTGGATCGCGCGGGAGCTGGCGCCCGTCCTCGCCCGCATCGATGTGAACCGGCGGACGGTGATCGGCGCGGACGTCGCGCGCCGGGGCCACGCCTCCTCGTACTGGATCGCGCAGATCGGCGCGGGGCTCCGGCGCGAATGCGTGGCGGTGGTGGAGCCCCGGCGGCTGCCCTTCGACCAGCTGCGGCAGATCCTCTTCTTCATCTTCGAGAACGCCGGCCGGCGCTGGACGGCGCAGATCGACAGCTCCGGCCTCGGCATGGAGACCGCCGAAGCCGCGGTCCTGAAATACGGCTCCCGCGTCGAGGCGGTGACCTTCTCGAACGGCTGGTACCGGGACAACGGGACGGCGCTCGTCACCTCGGTGCAGGACAGGTCGATGACCGTTCCGGCCGACGACGACGTCATCTCCGACCTCTGCGCGCTCGCCCATGTCGGCGGGGTCGTGAAGGTCCCCGACGGGCACGAGACGGTCGGCGCGGACGGCGGCAAGCGCCACGCCGACGCCGGGATCGCGGCGATGCTGATGGAGGCCGCCGCGCGGGTCGAGCCGCCGGCCATCGACTTCCGATCCGGCGGCGCGCGGCTGCCCGGGATGGGCGACTACGCCGAGGGGCCGGAATTCGAGGCCGGCCGCGCCGGCGGCGGCGCGGGCTGGGGGACGGTCGGCGGCGGCGTGAGTTTTGAAGGATGGCACAATGGCTGAAGACGACATTCCCCCGCAGCCCGAACGGCAGGAGATCGCGCCGGCGCGGGACACCGACGAGTTCATCGGGCTCTGGGCCGGGGCGATCCGGGAGCATCACGACCCGATCCTCCGGGGGCGGGGCGGCGACCTCAGGTTCTACGACCAGGTGCGGACGGACGCGCAGGTCTGGTCGACCTTCCAGCAGCGCGTCGCCGCCGTCGCCTCCCGCCCCTGGGAGGTGCGGCCCGGCGCCGAGGACCCGGCCAGCGAGGAGGCGGCCGAGCGGTTGGCCGCCGAGCTGGAGCGGCTCGATCTCGACGCGATCTTCCGCCGGATGCACTGGGGCGTCTTCTACGGCTACTCGGTCGCGGAGATCATGTGGGGCGCGGAGGGCGGGCGCTGGACCTTCGACGCCATCCGGGTGCGGCGCGCCCGGCGCTTCGGCTTCGACGTGGACGGCAAGCTCATGCTCCGGGCGGCGGGGACGCGGATCGAGCAGTCGATGCCGGACGCCAAGTTCTGGGTGATGACGACGACGGCCGACACCGAGGACGAGCCCTACGGCCTCGGGCTGGCGCACCTCCTCTACTGGCCGGCCTATTTCAAGCGGGCGGGGATGAAGAGCTGGATGATCGCGCTCGACAAATACGCCTCGCCCACGGCGAAGGGCACGTTCCCGCCGGGGACGACGGCGGAGGATCAGGCCAAGCTCCTCGCCGGGCTCCGCGCGATCCGGCAGGATTCGGCGCTGATCCATCCGGAGGGCATGGAGGTCGAATATCTCCAGACCGCGAAGAGCGCCTCGCTCGACTATCAGGCGTTCGACCGGCGGATGGACGCGTGGATCGCGAAGATCGTCCTCTCCCAGACCATGACGACCGACGACGGCTCCTCCCGCTCGCAGGGCGAGGTCCACATGGAGGTGCGGGACGAGGTGGCCGTCGCCGACGCCGACCTCCTGACGGGCTCTTTCAACCGCGGCCCGGCGAAGTGGTGGACCGCGTGGAACTTCGGCGAGCGGGCGGCGCCGCCCCGGCTCGTCCGTATCATGGAGGACGGGGAAGACCAGGACGTCGCGGCGGACCGCGACGTGAAGCTCCTGCAGCTCGGCTGGCGGCCGACGAAGGAGCGGATCGAGGAGGTCTACGGCGACGGCTACGAGCCTGCCCCGAAACCCGCCCCGCCGCCTCCGCCCGGACCGGCCGGCGAGGAAGAGGAGCCCGAGCCCGGCGCGGCCGAGCTGGCCGACGCGGAGGAGCCCGACGCGGTCGCCGCCTTCGCGGAGGCGCTCGTCTCCGCCGGCGCGACGGAAAGCGCGGTCGCCGACCTCCTCGCCCCGGTGATCGAGGCGGCCGAGGGCGCCGGGAGCTATGAGGCGTTCGGCGAGGCGCTCGGCGCGCTCTCGTTGTCCGACTCGGCGCTCGCCCCGCTCCGCGAGCTGCTGGCGCAGGCGATGTTCGCGGCGCGGCTGGGCGGCGAGGTCGGCGCCGATCTCCGCGACGGCGTCGAAAGCGAGGCGCCTTGAAAGTCGACTTCGCGCTCCTGCCGAATGTCGAGGCGCTCGCGTATTTCCGGGCCAAGGGCTTCGCGCCGGCGCTCGCCCGGTTCTCCTGGCGCGACGTCTGGGCCGAGGAGCACGACCGCGCCTTCACCGTCGCCAAGGCGATGCGCGACGACGTGCTGGAGGACATCCGCGCCGCGCTCGACGAGGCGATGAGCGCCGGGCTGCCCTTCGCCGAGTTCGCGAAGCGGCTGGAACCGACGCTCCGCGAGAAGGGCTGGTGGGGGCGCCAGCCCGTGCTCGACCCGAAGACCGGGCGGACGGAGCGCGCCCAGCTCGGGAGCGCGCGGCGGCTCCGGATCATCTTCGACACCAACCTCCGCACCGCCAACGCGGCCGGGCGATGGTCCCGCGTCCAGCGCAACAAGCGGCTGATGCCGTTCCTGACCTATGTCCAGATCGACCGGCCCTCCGCGCGGGAAGCGCACAAGCCCTTCGACGGGGTGACGCTCCCGGTCGACCACGCGTTCTGGCGGACGCATTACCCGCCGAACGGCTGGCGCTGCGGCTGCGTCGTGCGCCAGGTCTCCGCCCGGACCATGGCGAAGGAGGGGCTGAGCGTGACGGAGGAGGCGGCGCTGGAGCCGCTCCGCGAGACGCGGCCCTATCTCAACGAGCGGCGGGGCGAGACCGTCCAGGTCCCGGTCGGGATCGACCCCGGCTTCGAGCGGAATCCGGGGCTCGACCGGCACGATCCGGGGGCGGAATAGGCGCCGGCGCCGGTCGCGGCGGACCCCTCCCGGCGGATTTCGCCGATTAAACGGTTTTCCGGCGTTTTTAAACGGGGCGCCGCCCTCGGCGCGATGGTCGGGGCTCCGGACCGGGAGGCGCATCAGCGGGCGTTTCTGACGCCTCTCCCGGCGCTGGCGCTTTCGCGCGCCCCTCGCTACGATCCTGACCGACGCGGCGACACGGTGAACCTCGCGGCCGTAGCCCCCCGGGACGCCGGGCGGGCGCCATGGAGGGGGATGCGAGTCCCTCCCCGCGTCGCCTTCCCCTCCGTCTTCGCCGACCCGGCCCGCGCCCCCTCCGAAACGCTTCGGACTAACGGCCCCCGCCGCCCCGGGCGAAGACGGGTCCATGAACACCCGCATCCATCTCGCCCGCGCCGGGCGCTATCGCGACGCCCACGGAAGGGCGGTCGCGCTCGACGCCGCGACGCTGAAGGAGCTGGCGGAGGCCTATGACGCCGCCGCCTTCAAGGCGCCGCTCGTCCTCGGCCATCCGGCGGACGGCGCGCCGGCCTATGGCTGGATCGAGAAGCTGACCGTCGACGGCGACGATCTCTACGGCGAGGCCGGCGAGGTCGCCCCCGATCTCGCCGAGGCCGTGAGGGCCGGGCGCTATCGCAACGTCTCGATCTCCTACTGGCCGAAGGGCCACGCGCAGAGCCCCAAGACCGCCGCCGCCGCGCTCCGGCATGTCGGCGTCCTCGGCGCGCAGGCGCCGGCGATCAAGGGCCTGACCCCGCTGGCGCTCGCCGCCGAGCTGAGCGACGGGCTCGGCGATGCGGCGGGCGTGGTGGAGCTCGGCTCGATGCGGGAGCGGGAGGGATGGCTGAGCCTCCGCGCCTTCGCCCGCGGCGTCCGCGAATGGATCATCCAGTCCGCCGGCGCCGAGGAGGCCGACCGCGTCGCGCCCTCCTGGCTGATCGACGATTTCGGGCGCGCCGCCGAGGCCGACGAGCCCGACCCCCGCGCCCCCGCCTTCAGCGACCGCGAACCCCCTTTCAACGACCCTTCGAAGGAGACGCCCATGTCCGGCGCAGCCGCCCAGAAGACCGACGAGCAGAAGGCCGTCGAGCTGGCCGAGCGGGAGGCGAAGGTCGCCGCCCGCGAGGCGACGCTCGCCGCCGCCGAGCAGGCCGCCGCCAAGGCCGCGGAAGACGCCGCGAAGGCCGCCCGCAAGACCGAGGCGCTGGCCTTCGCCGACGCGCTGATCGCGAAGGGCGTCCTCGCCCCGGCGGGCCGCGAGGTGATCGCCGACGTCCACGGCCGGCTCGCCGCGGCGGAGGCCCCGCTCGAATTCGCGGACGGGACGAAGAAGCCCGCGCTCGACGCCTTCAGGGGGCTCTTCGAGGGCAAGGCGCCGCTGATCTCGCTGAGCGAGCTCTCGAAGGATGACGGCTCGACCGTCGACCTCGCCGCGGCCGACGAGGAGGCGGACCGCGTCCTCATGAATTCCGGCCACAAGAAGAAGGAGGGCTGATCATGGTCTCAAAGGTTTCCGAGAGCTTCGACCCGAACGGCCTCCTCGGCGGGGATTTCCCGCGGCAGGCCCGCGTCGTCACGCTCGCCTCCTCCGCGGCGCTCGTCGCAGGGGCCGTGCTCGGGCGGATCACGTTGGGCGGCAAGTATCTGCTGAGCGCCTCGGGCGCGTCCGACGGCTCGCAGACGCCCACGGCGGTGCTGGCCGAGGCCGCCGACGCCTCGGGCGGCGACGTGCAGGCGCTCGTCTATTTCTCCGGGGCCTTCGCCGATTCCGCGCTGAGCTTCGGGACCGGCCACACCGCCGCGAGCGTCGAGACCGCCTGGCGCGCAGCGCAGGCCCCGCTCTTCGTCGTCGACCGCACCGCACTCTGAGAGGCGATCATGAACACCTTCACCTCCGCCACGCTGATCCGGGTCCTCGCGGGCCTGGACATGCCGCAGACCTTCCTCCTTGACGGGTTCTTCCCCGACATCGCGCTTTTCGACGACGAGAAGGTCTATTTCGACAGGCTGGAGCGCGCGCTCGGCCTCGCGCCCTTCGTCTCCCCGCTCGCGCGCGGGATGGCGACCGCGGCCCGTGGCTTCCAGACCGACAGCTTCACGCCCGCCTACGTCAAGCCGAAGAACGAGGTGACGCCCAACCGCGTGCTGAAGCGCCGGCCGGGCGAGGCGCTCGGCGGCGCGATGTCGGCGCAGGCGCGGCGCGACGCGATCATCGCCGACCTCCTGCTCGAGCAGATGCAGAAGATCCGGCGCCGGAAGGAATGGATGGCCTCCAGCGTCCTCCGCACCGGCGCGGTCACCGTCGCGGGCGAGAACTTCCCGGCGGTCACGGTCGATTTCGGCCGGGCCGCCGGCCACACCATCACGCTCACCTCCGGCGCGCGCTGGGGCGAGGCCGGGGTCGAGCCGCTCGACGACATCGAGGCCTGGGCGGACACGGTCGCCATCGCCTCGGGCGCCGCCGCGCAGACGGTGGTGATGGACCCGAAGGCCTGGGCGCTCGCCCGCAAGAGCCCGCGGATGGACAAGCAGCTCGACTTTCGCCGGGTGATGGGCGGCGAGGTGCAGACCGGCCCGCTCGCCCGCGGGCAGGAGCGCTGGGGCCAGTATGTCGGCTCGGTCGGCCAGTTCGACTTCCACGTCTATTCCCAGCCCTTCGTGGACGAAGCGGGGAGCGCCGGCAACATGATGCCGGACCACACCGTCATCCTCGGCGCGATGGGCGCGGAATCGGGCGTCGCCGGATACCAGGCGCAGGGCGCGATCATGGACCCGCGCGCCGGCTACCAGGCCGTCGAGATGTGGCCCAAGAACTGGATCGACGAGGACCCGGCGACCGAGTGGGTGATGACCCAGAGCGCGCCCCTCGTGATCCCGGCCCGGCCCAACGCCTCCTTCTGCGCCACGGTGCGGTGATGGCCGGCCCCGACCTCAAGCCCGGGATGATCCCGGTCGTCGCCGTCGTCACGCTGGTGACGGCGGCGGGGCCGGTCGAGCCCGGCGGGATCGCCGAGGTGACGGAGGCGGAGGCGCCCTCGCTGATCGCGCGCGGCTTCGCCAAGGCGGCGCCCGACGCCATCGATGCGGCGTCCGCGGCCATCGCCGCGAGGGTGGAAGCCGAGCGGATCGCCGCCGAAGCCGCCGCGCGGCTGGAGGCCGAGCTGGCCGCCGAGGCCGCGAAGAATGCCCCCCCGAGCGAGCAGGGCGGGGACGCGAGCGCTTCGGGCTCCGTCCCCGCGCCGTCCCCCGCGCCGGTCGGGGAGCCTGCGCCAAAGCCTGCAGGCAAGTCGAAGGCGGCGAAGGGCGGCAAGGCCGATGGCTGAGCGCGTCGCGAGCGAGAGCGACGCCCGGACCGTGAACAACGCGGTCCGCCACGCCTATCGCGTCCTCTCCGAGGAGGAGAAGGCGCGGATGGTCGCGCTGAAGGATTCCGGCGCGCGGTTCCTCGCGCTGATCGACGAGGCGCAGAAGGCGGGCGCCGGCGGGCGCGAGTGTTCGCTCGCCCGGACGAAGACCGAAGAGGCCGTCATGTGGGCGGTCAAGGGTCTGACGGGCTGAGCCGGTGGACCCGCGCTTCACGATCACCGAACGGGGCGAGGCCTTCGGAGAGCTCGTCGACCGGCTGATCGACGAGGCGCGGGGACTTGGGCTCACGGACGACGACATCGCCACGGTCCTCGAAGACAGGGCCGGGCGCGAGCGGAGGCGGGTGGACGAGGGTGTGACCGGTTCCAAGCGGGCAGGCCGGGAGAGTGGCGTGAAGTCCCGCTGAGAATTCCCGTCGCGCGAAAGGCGCGGGAAGCCGGGAGCCGGGGGCGCGCCCGAGCGAGTAGAGAAGCCGCCCCCCGAGATGAGGAGACGAGCCCGTGACCTACGCCACCGAGTCCGACCTCCGCGCCGCGTTCTCCGAACGCGAGCTGACGGACGTCGCCGACCGGGACGGCGACGGGTTCGCCGACGCGCACGTGATCGCGCTCGCGCTCGCCCGCGCCGACGGGATCGTCGACAGCTATCTCCGCTCCCGCTTCGCGCTGCCGCTGGCCGAGACGCCCGACCTCGTGCGCGAATGCGCGCTCGCCATCGCCCGGCACATCCTCGCGAAGGACCACCCGACCGACCGGATCAAGGACGATTACGAGCGGGCGCTCGGCTGGCTGAAGGAGATCCGCGAGGGGAAGATGGATGTGGGCCTCACGCCCGCCGACGCGGCGGCGCCGGCGACCTCGGGCGGCCCGCAGATCGCCGGCGGGCGCCCGGTCTTCGACCGCGACAAGCTGGACGCCTGGTCGGGAACGGACGAATGAGCATCCGCGTCGCCCATCGCAGCGTCGGCATGCGCCGCGCCCGGCGCGTCCTCCGCCAGTTGGAGGCGCTCGGGCAGGACCCGTCCGAGCTGTTGAGTGAGATCGGGCAAACGCTGGTCGACAGCGCGGAACGGCGCATCAACCGGACCAACGTCGGGCCGGACGGGAAGAGCTGGCCGGTTTCGCGTCGAGCTGCGTTCAAGGGCGGCCCGACGCAATACGACTCCGGCGATCTGTCGAGGTCCCTTCTGTACCGGGTGCTGCCGGACGCGCTGGAGATGGGCTCGCCGCTCCTCATCGCCGCGCAGCGCCAGTTCGGCGGGACGATCCTGCCGAAGCGCGGGCGCTTCCTCGTCTTCAGGGGGCTCGACGAGGCGGGCGAGGAGCGGCTCTTCTTCGCGCGCAAGGTCGCCCAGCCGGCGCGGCCCTATCTCGGCGTCTCCGACGACGACGCCGAGGAGATCGGCGCGCTCTCGGCCGAGTTCCTCGACGCGATCATGCGCCCCGGGCCGGGCGAGAGCGACGGAGCCGGCGCGTGAGCGGCTGGCTCGACAACGCCGCCGCGCCGTTCGCCGGGGCCGACCCGGCCGGCGCGCTGGAGGCGGCGCTGCTGGCGCGGCTCCGCGACGGGTTCGGCTGGGCCGGGCCGCGCCGGGCGCTCAGGAACGTCGACCCGATCGAGACGCCGTTCGACGCCGAGACGCCCGGCGCGATCCGCGTCGCGCCGCCGGCGCTCTACCTCGCGCCGCTGACGATGCGGCCGACCGAGTTCCAGGGCGAGATCACGATCCGCTGGGCGGCCTATTGCGTCGCCGCCGGGGGCTCGTCCCGCTCCGCCGCCGCGGGCGGGCAGGACCCGTTCGGCATCGGCGCCTACGCCATCGCGATGCGCGCCGCGCTCCTCCTGCAGGACTGGCGCCCGCCGGTCGACGGCGCCGGCTCCCTCCGGGTGATCGGGGCCGAGAACCTCACCGGGCTCGCGCTCGCGAAGGAGAAGTTTTGCGTGATG